GTGTTTAATGTCGCGTTCCAGTTGCCCTGTTCGGGTCAGACCTCAGGGAATTGGTTTCGACGCTTGTAGCGTTACACACCTACACAGTTTTTATTTTGGTTTGTATAGAGGTTTAGAAGAAGTTTTCTCGGCAGAGAAGATCGAGCTGGGCGGATAGTTAGATCAAAAATGAAAAAGAAAAATAATTTGTATTGCGAGATTTTGGGAACAACCCTAATCTTAGCGATGCGTTTTGGACGAGTCAGACAGTGTTGCGGCGGAGCGAGAGGCTATCTCCTCCCGGGAGATTTACACACCTAGTGATGTAAGTACATGGGGGAGTGCGCAGAACCGTTTCCGACGGACGAAAGTGCATAACAACACCAACCTCTTACGGAATGCGTTACTAAGACGTTTGGGCTCCCGAGAAGGAGCATACATAAGAAATAACGAAATGCAAAAGAATAGAGGGTGGGGATAAGGGCCCACCCAACCAAATGATAAAGAGCAATGGAACAACAATTTACAGATGCAGAGTCCCAGGCTTTTTTCAACGATTTGGTTCAGGGGAATACGGATAATGTTTTGGAGAGTTTACGAGAACCCAGCGATCTACCTACGGCGAGTGTTAACACTGCCGTTGGTCCTATGGATCGTGACTGTGGCTTTGTTAGCCTGCCTCCTTATAAGAATGACAATGAGTATATTGAGGACAGTCAGCTGGATACTTTTATGGCCCAGGACGATCTTCCTGGCTATTTGCAGGATGATTTGCCTGATTGCCCGGTTGATGTACCGGGCGGCTTCAGCCATCAGTTGGCGGAGTATTTGCAGGAGTATGATTACAGAGCAGTGCGGCCTGAAGGGTCACTTCATACTGTTTTCAATCATCATGATGCTAGTTCTTTGGATTGTGATGAGTCTCTGGCGGCCATAGATGAGGAAGTATCTAGGTTGTCAGAGTTTTGGAAGATGCAGGACGGAAGGATGGTATGGTCCCATAGAAAAGAAGAAGATTGGGATACCATCCCGAAGATTACACAGGAAGAGATTGAGAAGATGCAGTTGGACTTAGAGCAAGCAGAAAGGAACAACTGGATCAAGGAGATGATGGATTGGATTGGAAAAGATGATGAAGTGCAAGGACGGTCAAGGAAACACAGGAAGGATTTAGGAAGAGATTTTAGTCGCTTTCCGCCCGACTCCCGACCTTGGGAGTTTGGCAGGAAGTTGGACTTTTCGAGAACACAAGATGTTACTTTGTACCTTACACATTTGGATCATTGGATGAGGACGCTTAGGAAGCCCAAAACGGCTTCCAGGTGTCACGAGATTGCCGTTGATTTTATTGGTGCTGCCCCCTACAGGAGGGCGGCACTGGTGATTTTAGCGAAGAATGGCAACCCCATGGCGGGGTTGTTGTTGCACATGGTGCGTGGAACGTTACCGTGTGATTATGAAGATTTTGAATTGAAGGAAGTGCAGACAGGAGGACAGACGAATTGGAGTTATGTTGGCGTGGGGGCCTTCGTGGCCCTCGCAGGAGCAGCAGGTTATGCAGCGTGGAGACACTCGGCGGCACCGAGTTTCACCACAGCATTGAATCTGCCAGCCCACATATCAGATATTTCGGGCTTCGTGAAGAGGATCACGGCGTGTCTGGACTCTGTCACAGGAGTCTGGGACACAGTGAAGGATTGGATAAAGCGGCTTTATAAGGCAATTAAGGGAATTGTCATTAAAGCCGCTGAGTACGTTTACCCGTTCATCAAACCGGCGTTTCTCTTGGCCCTTGCCACCCAAGCAGTGGAATTGGTTAAGACTTACGCCCCTAAGATGGTCGGGTCGATTGTGCAGTTGGTTATGTCGGCCTATGAGTTGCCCGCACGGATGCGGAGTTGGTGGTCGGACAAGCCACAATCAGGGAATTTTACAGAGGAGTTGGTCTCGGCAGTGTATGAGTACACCGTCGGGGATGCAGCGATCCCAATGAGGATATTGGGAGGAGTGACTAGAGCGGCGAACACCGCAAAGTCATTGGAGTATTTCTACAGTAAGTTTGGACAGATTATATCCGCGGCGATAGAGTATCTCACGGGAGAGCTTCAGGGGCTCTCCGCGTTGGAGAATGAGATTATACGGATAAAGGATGAAATAGAGATTTTGTCACAGGATGTGACAAATGCCTCTACGGAAATACTCCTGTCTAAGGAGCTGTCGAATAGGATGTCGATGGTTTCGGATAGGACGGAAGATTTGCAGAGAGCGATTGTGCGCGCTAAAGGAGTGCGCCCCTTCGTGGCGGGTATGTTGACAAGTGCAGCTTTAAAACTGCACTCGCTGATAAATACCTATCACCAGAGGATGGTTTCAGGAGAAGAAAGAGTTACGCCAGTGGTTATTTACCTCTGGGGGAAGCCAGGGATAGGTAAGTCGTACCTCTTTAAACAGATTTGTACAGATATATGGGCCACAGCGAAGGCCCAGGAAGGTAATTTTATCTTCCAGGATGAGAAGTTTTCGTCGCATCATGTGTACCCGTTCTTGCAGAGCGAGACATACCATGATGCGTATCAACAGCAACCGATTATTTTGATCGACGACTTTTTCCAGAGTACCTCACCGGATACTCGGAGATTGGTGTCGACCCAGATAATAGGTATGTGTTCATCAACACCGTACCCGTTTTTGGTTGCAGACATGTATAGGAAGAATCACGTCTTTTGTACGTCGCGTTTGATATTTATTACTTCAAACTTGGATGGGTCCAAGTTGAAGGGTGAGAATACAGGCGTGGCGTCGATTGATGCGCTTACAGGACGATTTACGATTTCGGTTGAGATGCAGGAGACAGCCTACGGACACCGCTTCGTGTTAGGGGGAGGCCAGACCACCAACTCAGGCAGGAAAGTGCTTGAGTATGATGAGCTGGTTTCTCTCGCAGTGGCGTGTCTCGTGGAGAGACAGAAGGAGAGTATGGTAGAAGTGAAGGCTAGAGTGTACCCGAAGTGGACGGACGGATTTCGCTCACAGCGGATAACCGTCGCGCCCAATGGAGACAAAGGAAAGGATAAGGAGAAAGAGAAG